CTCTTTTTAGTCTAAGAGGTGTTACTACGCAAAGACAACAACCAACTGCTAGAACGACACAGCAGGGTGGTATGCTTGACCCATTATCAACACCTGCTGCGCCTATGACCGTTGCCGAGCAAAATAGAGCAAACATTGGCAGTGTGCTAGGGCGTGATGCTAGACCTTCCAGAATTGTTGCTCAAGAAAGGGCAGCTAAACAAGGTGTGGATATAAATACACCACAGGGTCTTATGCAAGCTGCTCAGATTTATGACCAATTAGGAGATTCTGCTAAAAGCAATTATTATCGTACTCTATCTCTTAAACTAGCACAAACACAAAAAGAAGCGCAGCAGAAAACAGAGGAAACTAATGTAAGGATTACTAACTTACAAAATAGCATAGTTAATCAAGCTGCTGCTGCTGGTTTACCCGAATTAGGAGAAGCTGCGAAATACATTACTGACCCTAAAGAATTACAAGATATAGCTTTAAAAATACCTGAACTTTCTAAAAACGATTGGAAGTCTTTTGGTGGAGGGAGTACCCTTCTTTATAGAAATAAAGGAGACGAGCTGCAAATTACCGATGCTGCTGGAGATAGTAAAGCTCCTAGAGTAACTGCTAGTGAAATATTTGATAATTATCTAGGGAAAGCTGACGCAGATGAATTTAACCAAGCTAGAGTAAATGTAGTCGGTCTTATCCAAGATAAATTAAATCAAGTTCGTGAAAATGACGTAACAGGTGTAATTACTCAGGACGAGTTACAACAAATAATGAAGGAGAACTTAGCTCCAGATACAACTGTTGATGGCGCAAGACAAATGAGAATCTTCTCTCCAAGAGAGCAAAAAGATGTTTGGGTTGAGCGTTACACTGAAGGTAGTACAGCTTACCAAAACTTGAGGTCAGCTGCACAGGCTAATATAAGTTTAGTACAGTCTAAATTAAGAGATTACGGAAACACATTAAGACAGGCGAAACGGGCTTTAGAACAAGTTCAGCAAGGTAAAGATGCTGCTGGATTCTTTGGTTACTTTATTTCTGCTGTACCGGGAACAGATCCATTTGAGTTTAATGAGCTTATTAGAACTATTAAAGCTAATATTGGATTTGACACTCTCCAGCAAATGCGTGACAACAGTCCTACAGGGGGCGCATTAGGTCAGGTAAGTAATCAAGAAATAGGTTTCTTGCAATCTGCTTTAGCTAGTCTGAGACCGGGTATAAGTCAAGAAGACTACATAGAAAATCTAGGTATTGTTATTGACAAATATCAAGACATAATGGAAAAACTACAAGAAAAACCAAATTACAACGTTTATGATGAAATGGACTCACTAGCTGGTTTTCATAATGAATATCAAACTTCTGTTTACGGTAGTGCGTACCCACGTACAGTTGCGGGAGGCGCGCCTATACCAGTAGAACCACAGCCACTGCCCGATGAGCAAAATATTGTTGATGATATTCTGGGGAGTAACCCTTAATGGCTACTTTACAAGAAATAAGAGAAAAATATTACTCTGACTCTATTTTAGATGATGACCAGCTGGCTGCAAAAATATACACAAGAGAGTTCCTAGATAAAGGTAATAAAACTTCATTTTTTGAATTTGCCGATAAACTTGGTTTAGATTCCGGCACAAAAGCAAAGGCTTTCTACTCAGTTTATGAAGAAAGGATGCAGCCTGAAGGTATTGACCTTAAACAGTTAGTTGGACGTTTTCCCGCTGAAGACAGAGAGTTTACAGGAAATATTTTGTGGACTAAATATACGAAAGACAATCAGGGGCGAGAATCTCGAATCCCGTTAGGTCTTTATGCTGATGAGTTAGGTTTAAGTGCTGAACAATTTTCTACTTTGTTGGAGAAAGCTGAGAAAGAAGGCGTAAACATCACTGCTATGGGTAAAGCAGAGGAGGAGGCTGAACAATCTGGAGGCCGCCCTGATTTACCTTATAGCCAAAGACCACAGTTGCGTACTGATGATGTAGACAGGACACCTATAAGACAGAGAGTAACCAGTTTGTTGCGTAGCTTTCAGGACAGATTGCTTGGAGGTTTTGGCGCGGATGCACAAGCGTTTATTCAGACTGGATTAGATAGGTTACTAGATACTGACCGTGCTACAGACGATTCTATATTAGAAGCTATCAACCAGTTAGGCCAAGAGGGCCAGCAGTTCTCAGGAAATGATATTAGGCAAAGAGCTGTCGAAATTACGTCTGATAAAACATTTGCAGAAGAGTCAGAAGAAAGAAGGCGAGAATACTTACAGGACATCAAGGAGTACAGAGAAGACATAGGTTTCGTAGATAACGTAATACAAGAACTTGCTTTTAACCCTCTAGCACGTTTAGGTGCAGGAAAAGATAAACTAAAGCAATTAGGAGGAGCCGTTGTTTATGGAGCAGCTCAAGGTCTTGGGCAGTCTGAAGAGGATAGATTAAAGAACGCTGGAACAACAGCAGGAATCACCGCTGTGTTGACTGCGGGTTTACCCCTATTTACAAAGCCTCTAAGTGTTGCGATGGAGTCTATAACTAGGTCGGCTTTATTTAGAAGAGTCGCTTCTAACATAAAAGAAATAGTTAATAATGACCCCAATATTACAGAAAAACAGCTAAGGAGCTATTTATATGGCTGGTTAGATGATGTAAAAGAGCAAGCTGGGGGTGTAAAACTTAATAAAGGTGTTGTAGATGCTCTAAGCAAAGAACTAGATGCACTGTGGGCAGGAAGAACTCCGGCAAAAAAAGAAGCAGTACAGCAGTTAGAAAAAATAAGACCAAAGAAAACAAATGTAAGCGTTTTAGAAGACGAGCTAAATTCTGTCGTAAACAATAATAAACTTGCCACAAGAACTGCCACAAAGCAAGAACTAGGTATCCCCTTAACCGCAGGAGAAATAGAGGGGGCTAAGGCGAAAATTAGATATATAACTAATTCTTTAGAAAAAGAGGCTGCTGAATTTGGCTTTACAAAGAAGGAAGTTAGAGATGCTGTGGCAAAATTAAATGAAACTGGTGATTTTTCTTTTGCTCCTCATATAAGTGGTAAAGATATTGCGCTTATTAAAAAGAAACTGTTTAGACAAAGTTTTCAAAATGAACTTAATCTTGGAGACATTATAAAACTCAGGCAAAATCTTCCTGAATTTAAAACAGCACAATCAGATGTCGCTAAACAATCTATTGATGCTATAGACAACTGGCTTGATAATTTAACGCCTGAACAGATTACAGGGCAATTTTTAAGAAAAACTATTCGTGAATATCGAGCTGTAAATAAGGCCTATGCAAGATTATCAAGAAGTAATACTGTCTTAAACGCTATTTCTGAGAGCAAAGGCGATGCTTTAGCATTAAAAAGTAGATTACAGCAATTATTAAAAGATGCAAAACTACATGGTTTTACAAAGCAAGAAATAACCGCCATTCAAGATTTAAGCAAAATGAGTCCGCTAGGCTTGTCTGTTATGAGTTTTGGAGCAGCTATCAAAGAAGGAAGCTCAAAAGTGTGGTCTTTATTGCAAGCAACATCCATTCTTACGAAAGGTGGAATGAGAATATCTCCTCTGAACATAGGAGGAGTTCTTACGGGATTAGGTTATGGCGTAGGTGGCCTAATTAAATACATAGGAAACCTTGTTACAAATGCTGGTATGACACAGAGAGCTAATATGTATGCACGTTTGATGCGCAGCGGTCAGATAGAAAACTTTAGAGCTTTTATTCCAGACACAGTGGCTACACTAGAAAATGCTTGGAGGATGTCGCGTCCAGCGGTCGTACAGGCGCAGAATGAGATGGAAGCGCAAGAGAACGTTCAGGGAATGTTAGGACTATAAATGAAAAACCGCCTAGCTAGACGAGGACTAACTTATCTAACTAGACGGCCTTCATGAAACAAGTAATTCAACAACGAAAATAAAAACAAGAAATGTTAATATTAAGGTTATTGTGTCCTAAATGGACAGTATCAATACTATAGACTATTAATCAGTTTGTCAAGATACCAACGGCATTTTTCTAAGTCTTGTTTTGTCTTACCTTTATACATACACCGCCACGCATACTTAATCATATTACCACGTAGATAACCACGGAATTCCTCACCGCTTAGTGTCGAGCTAATAGCTTCGATACACTCGACAGCTCCGGTATTGTAATGTACTGGACTGTCGACTTCTTTATCAGAATCAGGCACTACTTCTCTATACAGAGCCTCATCCTTCTCTTCTCTCTGCTTCTTAGCTACCTCTGCCCACTCTTCCGGTGTGGCATCATCTATGCTATCTTTAATGATAGTCCAGCTTGCATTCGGATGTAGGTTAGGACAGTCTCCCACCAGTTTAATCATCCACTGCTTACCTAAGTCGTTCGTAATCACAGCATCTCTGTCACCTTTAGTTAGCACTGTGTACTCTTTGCCACTCGTCAGGCAACCTGCTGCTACTTTATCTGATTTAACTTTCATCGTTCACCCCTTAGATACGCACTTGAGGCGTACTTCATTTTAAGAAAGTTTAATGATACTGGCATGAAGTCAAAACTGCCATCATTTACTTCGTTAAACATCCAAATACCTGACCATGAGCCATTGGTCTGTGGGGTCAAATAGTCCTCATCGTGTTGGTAGAAGATACCTGCAAAGATACCTGTGACAGCCTTACCATCAGCTCTCTTACCGAATGCTATATCTCTGTCCTGCACATGACCCTGCACACATGACATCATCTTCTTCTGTAGAAGCAATTTGGCGTTTGTAACAGGACGGCCCATAACGCCACTGGTAAAATAATGGCTATAAACAATACCATCAACAATGACTGGCTCAAGAAAGTCATAAACTTCCCAGCCCATAACCCGCAATAGTAGGGAATCATAGCTAACTAAGCCCTCCAGTTTAGCGTCTGACTCCACAGCTCGCTCGATTCTATGTTCGTGATTGCCCAAACAAAAGACAAAGCGTGGTCGCCATTGTTTATGCTTGTTTTTCTTCAAACGCTTCTGTTCTTTGCGTATAGGGCGCAAAAAAGCGTGCATAGCGTCTATTCCTGCCTGTATGTCGTCAGTATATCGTCTACCCTCAAAGCTCTTCTTGCCCACATCGTAGGTT